TTAAGAGGTAATCGTCCTCTGCCTAGGTACATGGGGTTAGAGTCAAGTCTACTAGGGGTGTATAACCCCTTAAACAGGTATGGTGAGTCCATCCCAGACGCAATGCATGTCGATCCCGGCAAGCACACTAGCAGTGTGGTCCCGTTTACTCGCGGTGCTGGGAGTACACCTCGCAAACACCTTAGTGTAGGTGGTCTGAAAAGAACAATAAAAGGCAGACCTATAATAGAGACTGAGACACATGAGATAGCGCATCGAGTAGCTAGGGATATGATAGCAGACCCTCTATTTAAAGAGGTGCACGCAGCGGCTAATAAAGAAAGAGCCCATACAAGAGATGGCAAGCTACTCCCATTTATGTATAAAGACGGGAATGCCTACTCCCTTATTGAAGGCGGATACAAAGGTGGCAAAACACCAAAACGTAACCCACACCTAAAGCGTGATGACAACTACAGTCGTGAACACCAAATGATAAGGGCAGCCACTGAAGGCTCCGATACGACAACAACAGCTAAGGAAAGGAACTTTTCAAAGAGCAAGCATACTGCCCAAGCAAAGAGAGACGCAAAGCAATTCAATGAATTAGTTGGGTTGTATGCTGCTGCAAGAAGAAAGGTAGAGATGGCTCAGGAAGAAGAGAGAAAGCGAAAGGAATTAGAGTTGGCTAGAATGAGAAGAGAGAATAATTTCGAGAAGTCCGGGTGGCCCGGGTATCAGAGGTTGCAGGAGTACAAGAAGGCCACGGAGGAGAAAAGGAAAAGGGTGACGATACCTCCTCCAGAAGACATGGTTAATAAATCTGGGCTACTATAGTGCAATTGGCTACAAAGGAAAAACTAGAGCAAGCAGTAGGAATAGTTAGGGAACTACGCCAGAGGGAGCGATTTGAGCGTATTGATCTGTATGATCCGTACCCCTATCAGGCTAAATTCCACGAAACTGGAAAATCAGGGTCACAAAGACTCCTGATGGCTGCTAACCGTATAGGTAAGTCCTACTGCGGTGCTGCTGAGATGTCTTACCACGTTACGGGAATGTACCCTCCTTGGTGGAACGGACGGAGATACACGCAACCCATAACAGCATGGGCTGGTGGTGTGTCCAACGAGACAACTAGAGATATAGTACAAGCAGAATTATTGGGTTCCCCTGATGACCCTGAGGCATTTGGCTCCGGCGCTATACCTAAAAAATACATTATAAAGACGGAACGCAAGCCGGGTGTACCAAACGCAAAGAGCGTAGCGCTAATAAAGCATGTTAGCGGGGGGAACTCTTCTTTATTCTTCAAAGCCTATGAGATGGGTGTGGAGAAATGGCAGGGACGCTCTGTAGACTGCGTATGGCTAGATGAGGAGCCTAGTAGGGAGCTGTACTCTCAGGCTGTCACAAGGACCCTAGACAGGCGTGGAATGGTCTATATGACCTTCACCCCTGAACACGGCATGACGGAGACCGTTGCGTCCTTCATCAATAGCATACAAAAAGGACAGTCCTTGACCAACGCTACTTGGGATGACGCCTCAGAGAAGATAAAGACTGTTGGCGGTAAGGAGGGGCACCTATCTGAAGATGTTATGACTCAGATTCTTTCTGCTTACTCCCCGCACGAAAGAGAGATGCGGAGATACGGTAGACCCTCAATAGGTTCAGGTCTTATATTCCCAGTCTCGGAAGAAAAGATAATGTGTGATCCTATTGTTATTGAATCACATTGGCCGAGAATAGCCGCAATAGACTTTGGCTGGGATCACCCAACAGCCTTAGTTTGGTGCGCTATAGACCCTGACGAGGAGTGTTTCTACGTCTATGATTGCTACAGAATGTCGAAAGCGTCCCCATCGGTACACGCACAAACTATACGATCTAGACCTTCTTTTGTCCCCATTGCTTATCCCCATGATGGCAATAGACGAGATTCTATGGGTAATCCCGGTCTGGCTGATCAGTACCGTAACTTAGGTTGTTCCATGCTGCTAGCGCACTTTGCAAATCCGCCAGCATTGGGGCAGAAAACAGGCTCTTCTTCAATAGAGGAAGGGCTTATGGCTATGTTACAGAAGATGGAAGGCGGTAAGTTTAGAGTGTTTAGTACGCTACACGACTGGTTTGAAGAGTTTAGGATGTACCATAGAAAGGATGGAAAAGCCGTACCACTAAGAGATGATTTATTGAGCGCTACACGGTATGCTTTTCAATCTCAACGATTCGCCGTTGCTGGCGAAGACCCAACATGGACTAACGAAGTAGAATATAGGAATTATGGCATTATCTGACGAAGAACTCCTATCTAGGATAAAAATAGAGCTTGTAGACTCTCTAGGGTATAGCGACGATATATCCAGACAACGGGCGCAAGCAATAGACTACTACTACTCTAGGCCCTTCGGTAACGAGGTTGAGGGTAGAAGTCAGTTCGTGGATTCAACAGTCCAAGACACTATTGAGTGGATAAAACCATCCCTTATGCGTATTTTCGCATCTGGAGATGAGATGGTGAAATTTAGCCCTCACGGTCCTGAGGACGTTGCCGCCGCTGACCAAGCAACCGACTATGTAAACTATGTTTTTACTAAGGATAACCCCGGTTGGGAAATTCTATACTCTTGGTTTCACGACGCCCTTCTAGAGAAGAACGGCATTGTTAAGGTATTCTGGGAGGATTATGGAGAGCCTCAGAGGGAGGAGTATCACAATCTATCTAGTATGGAACTAGAGGCTCTATTACAGGACGAGTCTACTGAAGTGGTAGAGCATACGCTTTACAATGAAACAGACATGAATGATGTTGTTATCATAAGGACAAACGTCGGCGGTAGGATTCGCGTAGAGAATGTTCCGCCAGATGAATTCCTTATCTCTAGAGAGTCTAAGACAATTGAAGATGCGCGGTTTGTTTGCCACCGTGTTAGGAAGACGTTCTCCGATTTAAAGACTATGTACCCTGATAAGGACTTTGATTTTAGGGACTTATCCGGTAGCGATGACGAAATCGAGTACGATGCGGAAAGAATCGCACGACATTCTTTTGACCAGAGTGGTACTTATGGGTCTGGCTATGTAAGCCCTGTAGACCACGAAGACGCATTAAGAGAGTACTGGCTACACGAGTCCTACGTAAAAACAGATTACGACGGTGATGGGATTGCCGAGCTGCGTAAAGTATGCAGCATAGGTTCTTATATCTTTTCTAACGAAGAGATAGATGGTAAGCCCTTTGTCAGTATAACCCCTATTAAAATACCCCATAAGTTCTTTGGTCTAGGCGTCGCTGATCTAGTAATGGATTTGCAATTAATAAAAAGTACATTGATGCGAAATCTCATGGACAATATGTATAACCAGAATTTTGGTAGGTACGCAGTTCTTGAGGGTCAGGCAAACCTAGATGATCTACTAACGCAAAGACCCGGAGGGGTCGTAAGGGTTAAATCCCCGAATGCGATAACACCCTTGGCTACTCCAGCTCTAGCCCCGTACTCGTTCCAAATGCTTGAGTACATAGACACCATTAGAGAGTCTAGAGCGGGTGTTTCAAAGAACTCGCAGGGCTTGAACGACAAAGCGCTAACCTCACACACTACGGCAACCGCTGTTAATGCTGTTATGACAAATGCCCAATCTCGCGTAGAGCTTATCGCAAGACAATTCGCCGAGACTGGGGTTAAAACATTAATGCGTCGCATTTACGAGCTACTCCTAAAGTACCAAGATAAGGAGCGAGTTGTAAAGCTTCGTAATGAGTGGGTGACGGTTCGCCCAGATATGTGGAACGACAAAATGGATTGTACTGTATCTGTTGCTTTAGGTAATGGGTCAAAAGACCAGCAGATGTCCCACTTGTCACAAATGATACAGTTCGCATCTCAATCGATGAGCGGTGGTCTGCCTATTGTTACGGAACAGAATATGTACAACCTAGGAGCTGCGCTTATTAAGGCTATGGGTTATCAGAATGTTGATGATTTCCTAACCAAGCCCTCAGGCGAAGAGAAGCCGCCATCTCCAGAAGAACAAACCATGGAAATGGAGAGGCAGATAAAATTCAAGGAGCTTGAGATAAAGCAAGGCGAACTACAAGTAAAAATGATGAAAGTACAGAATGAGGCTGCAGAAGCGCAAGTTGACGCGCAACTAAAGGTCGCAGAATTAAAGTTAGAGTCCGAACAAAATAGGCCGGTGGCTATAGGAGACACATGAATCGGGAAGAAGAGGCGAAAAGACTACTAGAAAACGAATTATTTGTAGAAGCATTTGATATGCTAGAGAAAGAGTTATTGTTGACTTGGACTAGAACCAATTCAGCAGATGTAGACCAGCGGGAATCATGCTGGTTAGCAACGAGACTGCTTGGAAAAATCAAAGCCCATATAACGTCCATAGTTGAAACTGGGCACATGGCTAAGGTTATGGACAAGCAACACCCTAAAATATAAGGAGAAGTAAACATGGCGGATACGCAAACTGCCCCGTCTTTGCCGCAAGGCCCCATAGCTGCTGAAGAAAGTGTTGAAGCAGCCCATAACGCAATTCTTGGTTTATTAGATTCCGAAACGGAACAGCCTAACGACGAGGAAGAGCAAACTTCTGAGGAAGAAGAGTCTACAGAGGAAACTCAAGACGAATTATCTGAAGATGAAGAAGGGTTAGAGGACCCTGAGGTAGAGGAGGAAGAAGAGGAAGAGTCTGAAGAAGAGTCTGAAGAAGATACCTTGTATGCTGTCCGAGTTGATGGGGCAGAGTATGAGGTTAGCTTAGACGAACTACTAAAAGGCTATTCTCGGCAATCCGACTATACCAAAAAGACGCAAGAAGTAGCTAATCAGCGAGGCGAATTGGATCAACTGGCACACCAGTTTACTTCCGAAGTCGCCCAGATACAAGCAGAGCGTCAGCAATACATTGAATCGTTACAATCTGTACTTCAAGGCTCAATGTCTGACCTTGATCATTTTGCTACTATGGATTGGCAATCTTTAAAAGAGTCCAACCCATTAGAGTATGTTACTAAGCGTGATGAATACCGAGAGGCTCAGGATCGTATAAGTGCATTACAGCAAGAGCAATCTTTAGTTAGACAAAGGCAACAAGAAGAAGAGACGCAGCTAAGGACTAGAACTCTTAGCGAAGAACACAACAAACTGGTTGAAAAAATGCCAGAGTGGGGTGAATCTTCTACAAAACAACAGATGGCTACTGACCTACGCGACTACGCTAGTGCACAAGGCTTTATTCAAGAAGAAATCGAATCTTTAATAGATCACCGATCTCTTATTGTATTACATAAGGCGATGATGTACGACAAGCTAGATTCGGGTAATGTTCGTAAGAGAAAAGTTGTTAATAAGCCTAAAGTCGTTAGATCAGGAAAAGGCGAGAGCAAGAAACAGGATGTAACAAGGAAGCGTAATGCACAGATGAAGCGTCTTCAAGAGACGGGTCATGTGGATGACTCAGTAGGTCTCTTTGAGGAATTCGTAGAACTTTAAAATAGGAGGATTGCATTATGGCAGTTCCAGGCAATACTAGGTTGACATTCGGTGGTGTTCAAATCCGTGAAGATCTAAGTAATATTATTTATAACATTTCGCCAATGGACACTCCGTTCATGAATGGCTGTGG